CCCCCGCTACCAGTATTCTATGCAGATATACTTGCAAAAAAGCCAAAAATAATATACTCTCTTATACATGATTAACCCCTAATATTCATCTTAATACTATAAAAAGTAAGGGACGGATAAGGGACCGACAGAGGAGAGAGAGGAAATGGCTAAATACACACCAGATAAAAAGGTTAATGGTTTGCGTAAATACACAGATCACGGCAAAGGTTATTACTTACATTACAAGATAGACGGACAATCAAGCTTTAGAGACAAGAAGATAGCCCCGTTAGATACCCCTATTATATCGGTAAGAAACAAGGCTAAGAGAATGCTCGGTCTGGCGGTACAAGGTATTGATCCTTTTGAGCCTAAGGTTGAAGAAACTTTTGAAGATATATTTTTGGTCCATGTAAAGAAGCTGGAGAGGAAGGGAGCAAAACGTATTGACGCACTTTGGTTTAACTACAACAAAGATATTAAGTCTGCCATTGGCAAGAAGAAGGTCAATGAGATTACAGAGAACGACATAGCTAAACTTCATAATAAAGTAACAGAGAGAGCGCCGGTAGTTGCGAATAGATGTTTGGAAATAATTAAAGCAGTCTTTAATACATCTAAGATAAGGCCTAACCCGGCAGAAGACATAGAGAAGAATCCAGAAATTGCAAGGAAGNGATACATGACCCAAGCAGAATTGCAAGCGGTGGTAAGAGAACTTAATAAAAAAGATCAAGACCCTAAATGTAAAGAGTCAGTTTCTTTTATTTGGTTGCTTATATTTACCGGTGCAAGACTATCTGAGATAGCTAATGCAAAGTGGGAAAACTTTGATGGACATAAGCTGGTTATTAAAGAACATAAAACAGATCGCTTTGGAGAAGACAGAGTTATTTATCTTAATGATCAGGCGATAGGCATCATTAATAAACTGGAAAAAAAGGGTGAACACATACTTGGTATTAAGAACCCCACTAAGCTATGGCAAGGGGTCCGTAAACGAGCAAATTGCAACGATCTAAGACTACATGACCTACGACACTCGATGGCCAGCTTTTCTAACGTGGTGGGCATGAATTTAACCGAGATAGGCAATTTATTAGGACACAAAGATCACAAGTCAACTCAGCGATACGCACACATACATGAAGAACAATCTATGGAGAACATAAACAAAGTTGGTTCGCACATACAAAGCATTATTATGAGAAGTGTTAAATGATCTGTTGTAGGTGTAAGGAAGCTGATTCAGTCTACATGATCCAGAGAGAGAACATCATAAAGCCCGTCTGTTCAATATGCTATAACTATGAACAAGTAAAAAGTCTGATTAGAAGGTGGCCTCCTTCAGACTATCTTTAATTTTCTAGTCTATCCAGTACGAATATTTTTCTAGCAGTATCTACTGAAATCCCATACTCATCAGCAAGAAATTTAAGCTTCTGTCTTGGAAAAGACTTCTTATCTTCAATTGCGTTCATCACAATCATTTTCTTGGTAACGTCATCATATTCATTCCAGTTAGAAACCTGAGATACATTACGACCACAAATACATTTATCGCCGCAACCATAGGTCAAGCTGCATACTGAAATACAAGGATTATCACTAAGACTACTGACTTCGCCAGTCACTCTTACTTTATTAGTATAGTCGCTCATTACTACACCTCCGTTATATCAACATTAGTTTTGGGAAAACCTTTCTTCCGTGTCCGGGTTCAACCAGTTACCCTCTGAATCACGTCCATGTATGAGTTGTAATTCTAAATCTATGTAATGTTTTGCTTTGAGTAAGTCTTGTACTTTATTTTCTTTTTCTCTAGTTACATACTTAACAACATTACCAAGACAATACGAAAGTTCATTAGACACAATATATTCCAAAGGTTGTATTCCTTTGTTTTTATAATGCGACCCATTAATCTGTTTTTGTGTTGCTAACTTTTTCATATTGACAAAAATTATTTTTTTCTTAAAAAACTTTTTTTTATTTTTTAAACCAATTTACAAATGTTGAAAACTTTTTTTACTCTAGGGGTTCCAAAAAAGTATTCAATGTGGGTATAATAATACATCTACGAGGAAAAGGGTACAAACATGGACAAGAATGAAAATGAAAAACAGTTTCTTAATGCCAAAGAATTGTCTGAGAGATGGGGCGGGACACCCACATCGAGAACGATAGACAACTGGAGATACACTGGCAAGGGATTAAATCATTACTTGATAGGTGGCTTAGTAAAATACAAACTTAAGGACGTTGAAGAATATGAGAGGAGTGTTCATCGTGCAAAAGAAGAAAGTTGAACTCAAGAAACAAAGGACGGAGAGGCGAAAGGGAGGTTATCGAAGTGATCAAAGACCTATTGGGAATACAGTTGGAAGTAAACTATTCACAAACTTATGGTGGTGGACATGATCTACTCGGTGGAGAACCTTGGGCTATCGAAGTCAAGAGAAGAAAGGCAGTTACACATGGCGATGTACGTCAATGGTGGAAACAAACAACAACTCAAGCGAGAAAGGTTGAGTTATTACCATGTCTTTGGCACAGGGCTGACAGAGGTCAATGGAGCGTTGTTATACCAGACCTATATGCACTTGAGCATAAATTATTTCCAATTGATGATTTTAATTGCACTTCAACAGTCACGCCCGAACTATGGGCTGCGTTATCAAGAGAGGAGTTTAAAGTTGGGTAGCCATGCAAGACTTGCTCCGTCAGCTTCCAAAAGGTGGTTAGCCTGTCCCGGATCAATACAGTTATCAGAGAGCATTCCTTATGAAAGCAATACGACTTATGCAGCAGCATCGGGTACTTACGTTCACAGTATGTCAGAAATGTTATTTAAAGATCGTTTAGAAAACGTAACACTCAGAGACTATTGGTTAGGTAGAAAAGAACAAGTAGAAGATTTTGAAGTAGAGGTTACTGAGGACATGATTAGTTGTGCAGAGCAATACGTTAATTATGTAGAAGGTAGGGTAAAAGAATTAAACGGAAGATTATTAATAGAACAAAAATTACACATAGAAGAAATTTCTCCTGAGTGTTTTGGTACCGGTGATGCGATTATATTGGGCAAAGAAACTAATCGCATTGCCGTCATAGATTTAAAGAGCGGTAAATTTCCTGTTGAAGTTGAACACAACGAACAGTTGATGATTTACGGTNTAGGTGCGTGTAGCCGCTATGCGGATGAAAATACGACAATAGAATTAACCATAGTACAACCATTGGGCTTTCATAAAGATGGCCCCATTAGAAGCTGGGATATATCTGCTTCTGATTTGGTTGACTGGGGTTTCAATGTTCTAAAACCGGGTATTGAAGCCTGTTTAGAAAAGGAGCCAGTATTTAATGCTGGCGTTAATCAATGTAAATTTTGTTCCGCAAAAAGCGTCTGCGAAACATATAAAAATAAGGAATAGAAATATGACTGAAGAAAAAAAAGAGATAGAGACCTTTAGTTTTCCGGGGGAAGAAGAACAGCATGATATTGCTGGTCTTTCTGAGGAAGGCAAGGTTCTTTTAAATAAGGTTAGTTTGTTTAAACAAGCCAAGCAAGAGTTGATTGCTAATGCTAATTTTGAAATAGAGAAGAATGACATTCTCTACAATAATTACATGGAACAACTTAGAGAGGTTGTAAATAAAAAGGAGGAAGAAGATGAGCCTGTCAGCGATAAAGAAAAAAACTGAACTTAAACCGCCAAAGATAATTCTTTATGGTGGGGCTGGTGTAGGTAAGTCATCGTTTGGTGCATCTATGCCTTCTCCAGTCTTTCTGTTGACAGAAGACGGGTTAGGAAAGATACAAGTGGATCACTTCCCATTGGCTGAGACATTTGATCAGGTTATGGATAATTTGAATGATCTTATTAAAGATGATCATTCTTATAAAACATTAATCGTGGATTCATTAGATTGGTTGGAACCTTTATGGCAGTCCAAGTGCTGTGAAGATAACAATTGGAAATCAATTGAGACTCCGGGCTATGGTCGTGGATATGTAGAAACTTTGAAGTACGTCAGACAGTATTTAGATTTACTAAATGTTCTGCGTAATAAAAAGAAGATGACTATTCTGCAAATCTGTCACAACGTAGTGAAGAGAGTAGAGAGTCCAGAGATCAGTCCTTATGATCAGCATCAATTAAAACTTCATGCAAAATCTGCCGCTTTAATTTC